GTAGTGGATGGACAGATACAGCATTAACATTATCCTGGCAAATCATACCATCTTAATCAACCACTTAACTCCCTTTGGGAGTTTACATCAAATTAATTAAAATTAATTAATTTAATTAATTAGTTAAATCGAAAAAAGATGCATTTATTCAATATCATTCTGTAATTTAGTCCTTTCGGTCCTTTCGGTACGCATCATTTTTTTAACCATCTTTTTATATTCTTTTTCCTTATCTATACTTTCTTCATCACTTTCTTCATCATCTAATAATAACTTTTTAATACTGTCGTCATTTGATTTGTCATCAGATTCTTTTACAGACTCTGATTTTTTTACAGACTCTGATTTTTTTACAGTATCTGATTTTTTTACAGACTCTGATTTTTTTACAGTATCTGATTTTTTTACAGTATCTGATTCTTTTTTATTCAACTTGGAAACGTGTTCTGATTGTCGTGTTAAATATTGAACACTGTCTCTTTTAATAATTCTCTTTAACCATTTGTACACATTTGGTCTCTTTTTATATAAATCTTTATAACCACATTTTAACAAATAATTTGTATAAGGGATATGACTAATATCTGCAATACTAAAAAATTCACCTCCTATATATGGATATTCGCTTAAACGACCTTCATATATATCTAACACCTTTTCTAATTCTTCCAATGATTTTTTTACAACATCTTCATCCGCCTTTTCACCCCTCCATTTTTTAAATAATTTTTCATTGACAATCTTACTCGCTGGAGGATTATAATTTTGAGATTCCACTTCCAACCAAATATCTTCATCAGTCCCACCCAATAAATCCTTAATATCAAGATTATTCTTAGCAATATACTTTAAAATACTTCTCGATTCAAAAATTACACGATCATCATATTTTACAACAGGAATTTTACCAAATGGCTGCAATTTTAAAAAATCCTCGGTCTTGTGTTCATTTTTTAATAAATCAACTTTTATTACATCATATTTTAAATCCAATTCCTCCAATAAAATCAAAACTCTTTGTACACAAGTAGCACGTGTGTCACCATAAACATCAACTTTAACCATTTTATTATGATTAAATATAATAATAAAATAAACGTTACGCAATAATTCAATAAATGTTAATTAGATCCAGACTTCTGGAAGGGATTATTTATTATACAGCTAAATATTCCATTAATCTCATTTCCAATTCTTCCCTTTTACCAGATACTTTAAGATTTGCACATTGTAATAATTCTTTAAACATTTTAATCGTAACTTTCTTATCATTCTTCATATTATTATACTTTTCCATAATAACTTTTTTCATATCATCACCACCAACTTCCTCTGAAATTTCAACTGGTTTGATTTCAGCTGGTTTAATTTCAACTGGTTTAATTTCAACTGGTTTAGTTTCAACTGGATTAATTTCAACTGGTTTAGTTTCAACTGGTTTAGTTTCAACTGGTTTAATTTCAACTGGTTTAATTTCAACTGGTTTAATTTCAACTGGATCAGGATTAGGATGTGGGAAAATTAATTGATCATTATACATAATGATGTACCAATTGTGATATTCTATCTTTTCTTCTTCTTCATCAGTCTTTTTTTCAATAATGTGTTTGTAATATGTAAAATAAACATTGTTTATAGTGTTGTCGTATAAATTAAAATCTAATGGATCTTGTATAAAAATTGGAACGTATTCTATTTTTAATTTTTCAAAAATATTCACAATTTCACCAAACACATTTTCTGGAACATCATCTAACATCTTGTTTTCAACATTGTTTTTATAATACTTGTACTGTATACAATTAAGAACATCAACAATATTATATGTTGATGTAATTTTTTGAACAGTAATATTCTTTTGATGTAAATCAACTGTTTCAAAATTGTATTCTGTAGGAATATTATTGTAAACAACTTGATTAGAAACTAAATCAATATCAAGTTGGCTTGTCGTTGTTTTACGGAATATAGCATATCTATTCAAAAATGAAATATGTTTTTCATAATCTAATAAATCAATCTCTAATAAATCCTTGTTGTATAATTTTGAAAACAATTCTGTTTCTACACATTCAAACCCCCTTTGGGCCATTACATCGCAAAAACTTTTAAAATTAACAATCCACTCATCTGAACCATCTCCCAAAATATTATTTCCATTTAATGTAATTTTCAAACGATTACCATATAAAGAATCACGTTTTGTATCACGTTCCAGCATATAAATTATTTCACCATTTTCTTCATAACACACATTGTTTTTATCACAAAACAAATTATCCAAAGATTGATCATCCATAAATGTAATAATAAAGTGCCCATTGTCATTTAAACAATTTTCTAAAATCTTAAATACATTTTCTAAACTGTTCTTTGATTCAAAAAAATAATGAATTGCAAATTGACAACAAATTGTATCATATTTAGATTGTTTACTACGATACACTACATCTGGAGCATCTTCCTTTTTCAAATCAAGATTGTAAAAATTAAAACACGGAGCATCTTTTAACTTTAATGATTCAAAACGTCGTTTACATTCATCAATATGTTTAGAGGACACATCATAACCATCAATGTGTCTTACATTGTTATATAACCATTTATGTAAATCTCCTCCCTTTCCAGAACATAATTCCAATAGATAATTATTATTTTTACAATATTTGTTGTACAAGTATTCTTTTACTTTGTTATGAAAACGTCTCATTCTTTCAAAATGAATGTCTTTTTCAACCTTGTTATTTGAATAAAACTTTAACAAATAATCCTTTTCGATTGGATTATGAATATTGTTCCAAATATCACAAGCAACTTTTACAAAATTTCCATGTTTACTTGGATTAGCTGTTTTATCCCAACGAGTTCTTAATGGAATAAATTTAGACAATTCTTTGTCCCATTTGAATTCTATAACTGTTTTTGATTGATAAGGACTGTTTGTAGTCTTGTCAATCAAACTATCACTAAATGTAGTTTCATATGTAACTACATTTCCAACAGATAAATCTCCACATAATTTTTCAACATCAAATAAAACCTTTTCCGTACGTGACGTATTTCTCTGAGTAGAATTTTCCTTGGGTGCTTGAATATACAAATTCCATCGATTGGTAGATTCAACTCGTTCAACATAAAAATCAATTGTGTTCAATTCAGCTGGTTTCCACTTTAATAACGAAGGCCATTTTTTAGAAATAGAATATGGTTCATTTACAGGAGTAAATATCAATCCATCATTTTCATATGATTTATCACCAACAGAATCTAAAATTTTTTTAGATGCACTGAATACATTTCCAAAATAATACTTTTTCAATGTAGTTTCATAATAATCAGATGTTGATAAATTTCCAATTATTTCATCCAACTTTTCCAATCTCTTTTTTAACAAATAGTTTTTATCACCACGAATATCTTTGTTTCCATAATACAATAAATCAAATGCTAAAATACATATCTTATTTTCAGATCTTACCAATTCTGAATCAATAATAGAACAATAATATTCCTCGCGTTTTTGTTTTATATCTGTTCTAAAAACGTGATTTAAATTACTATCCAAAATATAAACATTACCATTTTTGTCAATAAATAAAAATACACGATCACCATCTGCTTTATCAGTAATAGAATAATCTGATTTATATATAGTAGAAATCTTATCTTTGTGCAAGGTTTCTGGTTGAGCACCTACAAAATATCCAACCTTTAACATATTACGATATTCGTAAATGACACGTTTCTTTTCATTTCCAGGAATCACAAAGAAATTATTTTGACGTGCTTGTAATAAAACCATTAAATGTGTCATAATATTTTCTTTATCCATCATTGTTATTTCCATTTCAACTTCATATTTGATTTCAACTGTATTCCTTTTACAATCTTTTTGTTCAATAATAGTAAAATCAAGTGACCCAAATGGCAACTTGTAACTTGTTCTGTTCTTTGTCCTAATCATATAAAATTCATCAGGATGTTCAATTGGTACATCCATTTTCTCATATGCAACTGATATACGAATATCATAATCGTATATATCGTAACGTCTTACACTCGATTTTATCATAGAAACAACAGAATGATCATCCAAATCAACAATTCTTTTAATTGAACATTTATCACCTGCATAGATAAATTCGCGAGTATTTTTATATCCTTTTTCAATCATTTGACTATCAAACATATTTTTCAAATTATAAAAACTTTCAATTTCCATATTTGAATCAAAACGATATTGTTTTTTTTCATTATTTTTTTCATTATTTTTTTCATATAAAAATTTACCAAATCTTATTTCAAATTCATAATTCTTTGCAAGTGAATCTTGCAAAAAATGAAATAAACTACGAGTATTAGAATCACCAAAATCAAAAAAAGACAACATTTGTTATAAAAATTAGTAAATTACACTTTTTATTCAATTTTTTATTTTTTATAATATTTAAATCAAATTATTTCCCATTCTAAATCACCCTGATAAAAATCATCACCTACTGCGTTTTGTAAAAATGACCTACCTGTTTCGCCATATAAATCTATAACATTAGTATAATCACACTTACCACCAATTGTCTCACCTGTTACTGAATCTGTAAATGGATTACCTACTGGATCACAAGTGTCAATAATAGTTCCTGTAAAACTCCTTCCATTTACTGTTACCTTCATCTTTTTACCACACCAAGGGATCTTATTCGCTTCTACATTAGAAAAACGATTAATCCAATCATCAGTTGTAAAACCTAATAACAAAGGATTCACTGCCATCGCATTTCCAACTGGAATATTACTACCATAACATTGTGTAGTCGAATCTGTAAAATACGTTAACGTTGCTTTTTTACCACTAATTATAGGAATAAGTCCTCCTTTAGGTTTAATTTTTAGTGTAGGTGTAGGTGTAGGTTTAATTTTTAGTGTAGGTTTAATTTTTAGTGTAGGTTTAATTTTTAGTGTAGGTTTAAATTTTAGTGTAGGTTTAAATTTGTGTGTAGGTGTAAGTTTAGGTGTAGGTTTAAATTTATGTTTTAGTTTAGGTGTAAATGTAGTATTTATATCATTACAAGCTAGTGATACAAAATGTAAAACAAAAAATATAAGTCTCATAATTATTAAAAATAATACAGAATACTTTTAATTCATTTTTTATTAAATTTGAAAAAAATATTTGTTAAACTGCCATTGAAGCAGAAATAGATGAGTATGGATGATAACCAATAATATCAAAATCATCAATTGTTATATCTTCTATTCGTTTATTACGAATTTCGTGATTTACTTTTAGTTTAGGAAGAGGTCTCAAAGGTCGTGATAATTGTTCAGCTACTTGTTGTAAATGATTTCTATAAATATGAGCATCACCTACACTATAAACTAAACGATCAGGTTTCATATTACATCTCATTGCCAAAATATAAGTTAATACTGCATAACTAAAAATATTAAAAGGATTACCTAAAAACATATCATTTGATCTCATAACAAAATGACAACTTAAATAACGTTCACCACTTCTTTCTGTTACATAAAATTGGCATGTAAAATGGCACGGTAAAAGTGCTGTTTTATCAAAATCTACTGGATTCCAATATGACATCATTATCCTTCTACTAAACGGATCCTTTCGTAATAAATTTTCAACATATGCCAATTGATCAAAACCACCTATTTTTGTTCTATCAATAATTGATGTGTCAGCAAATGCTTGACTATATTTCGCACCAAAAAATCTCCATTGCCAACCATATCCAGGTCCTAATATACCAGGTTCATAATGATGTAGTCCACGGTTATCTAAAAATTCTCTAGATGTATTCCCGTCCCAAATTTTCACACCACTCTTTTGTAAAATTTTGGCATCTGTATCACCACGCATAAACCAAAGCAACTCGTGAATAGCATGTTTCCAAGGAACACGTTTTGACGTCAATAAAGGAATATTCGTAGATATATCAAATTCTATTTGTTTCCCAAATACACTAACTGTACCAACTCCAGTTCTATCACCTCTCGTATTTCCCGTAGCCAAAATATCCCTTAATACATCCAAATACTTATTTTCATCTGTTTTAAAATTCTTGAAATATCTGTATTCCAAAAAACGAAAACTCAAACCACAATCTTTATCAATTATCTTATCTGATACACTAATCAATCTATATTCTTGTGTTAAACCACTAATAAACGTATCTGGTTCTAAACCTTTATATCCATACACTTCAGTTAAAAACACATTTGATGGTGTATATTTTTCAGAATTTAAAAAACTATTATATACTTCTCCTCCACCAATCACAAACACATTTGGATTCATACATTCATAAAACTTTTCAAATTCATCATATGTTATAAAATACACGTCCTTGTCATAATTCGCCTTTTGTTTTACCTTTTTAGGAAAAGGTGACAACTTCAATAAATCAGTATCTCTTGTTAAAACTAAATTTAGTCTATTTTTCAATGGTCTGTTTTCTCTTGGTATAGAAAACCACGTTTTCCTACCCATCAACACAACATTCCTATTCAAAAATGTCTCTTTTAATAATCTATTAGTAGTTATATTTTTAAAATTTTTTAAATCATCAACTAAATGTACCAATAAACTACCATTCCTACCAATTGCTAAATTGTTTTTATGATTGATCACACACGATATAATATTAATCGTCATTAAAATTATTCAATGTTGCTTTTTATTCATTTTTTAATAAATTATTTTTAAATACATAAATACATAACAAATGCACAAACGACTAAATTCGTAAAAATAATTTAATGTTTTTTCTTATATACATTATACAATTTCTTTCTAATCTTTTCAAAGTTATCACGTGATAAAAATTTTTCTAAATTACTTAATTCTTGTAATTCTTGTAATTCTTGTAATTCTTGTAATTCTTGTAATTCATTATCTGTTACTACAAGATCATCTATTGATTCACATATACTATTTACAACTTCTATAGAATTTCCTAAATGATTCACTAAATATACAATATAATTAATCTTACCATTTCTTAAATGGTTAATAATATGATGGGTATTAATTACCAACAATTCCCTTGAAATGGAATTCTCCAACAATTCCCTTGAAATGGAATTCTTATCATACTCGTATTCGTCTAATAGTAACCGAAATATTTTGCGATCTTCCATTTTAACACATTGATTAATTAGATAATTGTAATCTAAATTACCTGTCCTGATATATTTCCTCTTTTTTTCTAATGTATACCTAACAACATCTGTATTTTTATATTTTATTAATGATACAAAACACGATAAAAAAAGTGTTTGATCTACACTACAAAACATACCAAAACAATGTTTTATAAACATATACTTTATCAAAACTTTTAAACACCTTTGTGTACAACAAGATGATGATGATCTCGAATTAAATATACGCGTCAATGTAACCATAGATACATCAAATAAACTCAATATTATATCCAAATGTTTAGAGTCACCATATTTTAATATATAATCGATATCACTCATATAAATATACGTATTACTTTCACACCTATCCCAAAAAGATTGACAAGTAAACAAATCATCAACACGTGAGATATTCTTAAATACACATTTTGAAGAAATGAAACGAAAAAAATTATAATCAATTAGATAATTATCAATCATATATACCAAAATATCAGATAAATGTGCACTTGGATGATTCTTGAAATAAAAATACATTTTTAATATTTTTTTTGGAGTACTACTCTCTAAAATTTTGTATTCAAATGTATCCAAATTCAAAAATTGTAAAAACTTTTTTACAAACAACATATCATTATATTTCTTATTGTATTTATACAAACCATAACACTCTTTGTTTAACATCAAAAAAGATATCATATCTTGTATAGACAAATATTCGGACACTTTTTCAAATACATCATAACAAATCATATATATACCTCTATAAAATAATCTTCAATAATGTACAATGTAAATTGATTTAACAATGTACATTCAAACTCTATTATTTTTTTCTCGTTTTACATCAAAACTATTTATGATTAGTTTGGGTCTAGATTTCGGTACATCTAATACTTGTATATCATATATCAATAATAAAATAGTTAATATTATCACAAATCAACTTGGTAATTATACAACTCCAAGTTGTTTATATTTCGATAAAACAACCGATGAAATATTATACGGTGAAACTGCATTAGAAAAAACAAAAGGTGGCACTGTTGTTACAAATTTCAAACGTCTATTTGGTATAACTTATACTAATTATTCACAAAACAAAGATCTTCAAAATTGTTTTAAACACCTTCACATATCAAAAGATAATAATTCTGATTATTGTTGTATAACCATATTATATAATAACACGTTGCATCATTTCACTATTAACAAATTAGTTGAAATGTTCCTATCACATCTATTAAACTACGCTAACATATTATCAAATGAAGTTTTATCAAAAGATATTGTTATAACAGTTCCTGTAGAATTCGATATTAATCAACGTCAAATGATTAAAACGTGTTTACAAAATATAGGATACAATACCATAAGAATTCTAAATGAACCAACAGCAGCCACTTTAGCATATATATATCACAACTCACAAAATAATACCCCACTAAATAACCCACCACAAAATGAGATTATATTAGTAATAGATAGTGGTGGTGGAACAACTGATTGTACATTACTTGATGCTGATTATGAAAATTGCTTTTTTGAAGTATTAAAAACAAATGGTGATAAGAATCTCGGAGGTAATGATATAACTAATAACCTGACAACACATATTATATCAAAAATTACAAGTGTAATTTCTGTTCAAAATTTACAAAAAATATATAAAATATCAGAAAAGACTAAACATAATTTGTCTTTTAAAACAGATGACAAGGTATTTTTGGAAAACATTGACAATAAAGATATGATAATCGATATTAATAGACGATTGTTTGAAACAATAAACAACGAATGGTTTAATAAATTTAAATTATTAATACAAGATATTTCAGATGGAGTACACGTTGATAAAATTATTTTTGTTGGTGGAACAACACGTATACCAAAAATAAAAGAGATACTCCTCGACCATTTTGATGATAACATCATTATTTGTAATCGATTAAATCCAGATCACACAGTAAGTATTGGTGCGGCTGTACAAGCATCTCTTCTTAACCAAGGTTCAGATACAGTAGACATAACATTCCTTGATACAATATCAATGTCTCTAGGTGTTGAAACAATAGGTGGTATAATGTCACCAATAATATCTAAAAATTCAATCATACCTACTAGTAAAACAGAATACTTTCTTGGAAATCCAGATGAATCTACAGTTACAGTTGAATCTACAGTTACAGTTGAATCTACAGTTACAGTTGAATCTACAGTTGAATCTACAGTTAATATACACGTTTATCAAGGTGAAAGACGTTTTGTGAAAGATAATTTATTTATAGGAACATTAAAAATTCCATGTCGAGAGAAAAATACTAAATTTCAAATAACATTTGATATAACATCTGATAGCATACTCGTTGTAACTGTTAGAAATCCGACTACAGCAAAAGAAATATCTACGTGTTTTGAAAATTATAAAACGACATTAGATACAAACTATACTTACGAAGATGATTTTGATAAATTAAATGATATAGAACAATCAAATTTAATTACAGCAAAAATAGAATTAACCAATAGTTTTGAATTATTACGACGAATAGGAGAGGAACATTTATTACAAAATAAAACTTATGATAAATCAGAATATGAACACTTGTTAAATGACACACTTTATATTATTGAAAACTATAAAATGTATGACGCAAATTATATTAACGATCAAAAAAAACATTTTGAAAAAAAATGGCACACGATTAACTTTACATAAAAAATGTAGCGGCTACACCATCCATATGTAAATTTTTAAATTACGACCATTCTGTCCAATGAACAATAGTTGCAGTATCACTTCTTGTTACTTTATAATAATTTCCTGATAAGACCATAAATGAAAATGAACCAGTATGTGAATATATAGCACCACCAATCACACTAGTAGTTGGGTTTGAATTAGAGTCCGTTATGCATGTTATAGTTTCGAACATTACACCAACATTAGCTGTTACACTAACAAACATTGATTTCCCAGTTGTATTTTGATAGACAGTACCAAATGAACGATTGAGTGTTGTTTGTGTATTTTGTGTTGTAAAAATAGGTCCATTAATATTACCACAATTTATGCTTGTAGCTTTTAATGATCCTACTGTAACCCCTGATGAATTTGCAATCAAACTATTAACATTAACCTGTAAATCATATGTAAAGATAAAGTTATCTATGGTTGCAGACATACCGGATCCTCTAAACCTTATATATTCATTGGGGTTCAATGTAGTTGTTTGAATTCCTGTATCTGTAACAAGTGATCCAGATCCGTATACTAAACTAGCTGGTGTTGATTTTATAGTTGTACCATCCGTATCTAATATATCTATATAAATAGTATAGGTACCAAACATAGGAGCATTTGCACCAGGTGTTTGTACTCTCCAATTAATTACAGCTGATCCTGAACCTATATATTTAAATGCAGTTGGATTATAAAAATAAGAGTAAGGACTGTAATTAGGATCTGGGTTAGGATCAACTGTTAAAGCAGTTACGAAATACTCGCTAGAATAATAATATGGTCGACCTTCATATCCACTAGGGACAAGCTGATGCCAATAACTTAAACCACCATTAGTAAATTCTACCTTTCTTCCTGAAAAAACCTCTGCAGGAGCATTTGCAGTATCGGATACTGAGATTACAGAACCAATGCGAAGATTTCCAGTAACGTCTACTGTGTAAGATGGAGATATGTTATTTATACCAACGTTTCCACCAGTAGTGTAAATATTACCTATTGTGTTTGAATTTCCAATAGCCATTAAATTTGTTGTGATCCTAGATGTACCAACTGTTTGTGTTGTAACATTGGAATTTGTTATTTGAGAACTTGCAGCTGTAATACCATTTGACAAATTAAGAGTACCTGAACTAATATTGGTTGAAACTGTATTTGTTATAGTACTATTTGTAGCAAAAATTGAACCTGCTGTTAATGAAGTAGCTATATTTACTGTTCCATTTACAGATAAACGATGTTGAGGATTTGTATTTGATATACCAACATTTCCGGATGCTGAAATTAACATTCTCGAAACAGCTGTATTATTTGTATCTCCTACTAAAAATTGCATACCATTTCCATACATATCAGATGTATCACCTATACGTATTGAAAAACCTGCTGCTACAGAAGATATTCTTGACCATTCAGAACCAGTCCAAAACATATTACCTCCTAAATAATCACCACCACGTGCTCCATATATTATATTACTACCTATATGTAAACGTGTTTGTGGAGTTGTCGTACCAATACCTACATTTCCACCTGTTGTAAATATGTTACCCACAGTATTCGAATTCCCTGTTGCGATTAAATTCGATGATACTTTAGATACACTTGTATTTACTTCCGTAGTATTAGATATCGTTCTAGCATACGATAAAGATGCTGTATTTATATATAATCTAGCATCCGAATATGCAAGGTTTAATAAACTATTTCCTACACTTAATGCTGTATCTGTACACGGTGAAAAAATCTCTAAACTTGATTTTGGATACATACCTCGATAACATTCTGCAATTTGATTACTATTTAAAGCAACTTTATAAACTGCAAGATTTGATATTTGCATTCCGTTAGCATTAAATCCAACTGAATCTACTCTTCCAAGAAAATCAAAATGTGTTATATTTGCACCCCAATTTGATGTAGAAGAACTACCATAATTCACACCATCAACGTATAATGTACACGTATCTGTATAGTAATTATATGTTAATGCAATTTGATGAACTAAACCATCATCTGGTCGAACTGTACTTTGTACTAAAACTGTATTAGTTAAACATTCCCATACACCATCTGGAGCGCGAATTCGAATAGGAGCTGCTGTTCCATTGTATACAGAAAACAAGGCAACACCGCTAGCAGAACCTCTTACCATAGCTGCATTACACATAATTGTCCAACTTCCAATAGGTTCACTTCCAACAGTGTATCGAATAGGTGCAGCTGTTGTGTTGTCACCTGTCATAACTATATATGATGAAATAGGATACGTAAAGTAAAAGGGTTGATCTACATATGATAAACGATCAAACAAAGTTAACGGAATAGATCTATACATCGCTGTGTGTCCTACATCATTAGGATGTCCACCATCTGAAAACATTCCTGAACGCCATTTACCTGTACCATCATCTACCGAACCTAAGAAATTAATATAGGGAATTTGTGAAGATTGAATGAACTTATCTGCTTGTTTAATGTAATTATATTCGACACTTGTATAACTGTTATTTGGATAAGTACCACCTACAACAACTTTAAAACATTGTTGACGACACATATCCACTAAACGAAATATATTACTAATATATTGATCAAACGTACCTTCCTTACCAGACGAGTTTAAAATACCTTCATTTGCCAAAGACAATCCTATAATAACAACATCTGGTTGTAATGGTACTACATCAGTGTAAAATCGATTTATTAAATCAACTGTGGTGTTTCCACCAATCGAAACATTATTAAATGTCCATCCATTTGCACTTACATATTCACCTAATTTATAAGCCCATCCTTGATTATTTGTAGCTCCAGTTCCATATGCAACAGAAGAACCAAAAACAACAATTCGTTTACTGTGTGTGGTTGATGGTAAAAATTTAGCATATCCAGTGTTATTTGTATTGGTAATGTTTGTAGCTGTTACAGTACCAGTAGTAATACCCGTAGTAATACGAGCTCCACCTGAAACATCTAATCTATGACTAGGAGATACGTTATTTATACCAACATTTCCACCAGTAGTGTAAATATTACCTATTGTATTTGAATTTCCAATAGAATTAATTCCGTTTGTTTTTATTCTCACAAAAGAATCTATTGTTGCATTACTTCTACTAATATCTGATGACATATATCCAAAATGAAATTCATCTGATATTTCAGAATATAAAATACCACTGTAATTTTGATTATTTGATATATCATTTGTAAATCTTTGAAATAATAAACCTGTATCACACGAATTTGTTGGATTTTTATTTATCAATAGGATATTGTCTGAAAAACTTGTTGTTGTACCAGAAATTGATATATTCCCTCCTACATAAAAATCTTTTCCAATAGATGCACCTCCACCTATTGTTAAAGAACCACCAGATCCAATTCCAGTAGCATCTGTTGTATCTAATATATTTATAGGATTAAACGTATTTTGTGCCATATATATATTATATATAAGTAAAAAAAATAATTAAATATATTTTAATTATTTGTTTATTTGATTTAAATGTATTTTTTGATTTATATGTATTATTTGTACATTTTCACTTTCCATTCATTTCTAGAATTCGTGTTAAAATCATTTTACTTTAACTTTGCATTTGATCTAAACGTTGCTTTACATTCTTTAATTCTGTTGATAAATCTTTTATCGCATTGACCAAAAATGGTACAAACGATTCCAAACTTAATCCTAATAATCCATCTGGAAAATCTTCTGTACTACGTGAATTTACTAGTTCAGGTATTAAATCACGTACTTCTTGAGCTATAAAACCAATTCTAAGAGTTCTTTCAGCATCATCTTGAGTGTATCTATATTTCACTGGTCTTAATTGATCTACAAGATCCAAACCAGAAGTTAGTGTTTCTACATCTTTTTTAATACGGATATCTGATGTGGAACTCCAAGTATTAGCATCGTTATATATAACAACACCAATGTTGTTATGATTATGAACAGTCATATGATTAGCACCATTATCAGGGCCTAATTTCCAATATATATTACTAGAAGCATAATAATTTTCTAATATAAGCATTTGACTAACATTATTAGCATTACCTTTAATATGTAATTGAGTTAGAGGTGATGCTATTGAAATACCTACGTTTCCATTACCACCACTAATACTTAAATAATCAGTTTCTGTAGCGCTGACTTTTTTAGTAAATGTAAAATTATGATTAGCATTAGATTTTTGTCCAAATACCCATTCTGCTACACCACCTTCATTATAAACATGATATCTACATTCACCATTATTATTAATACTAATAGTACCTGTAGATTGTAACTTATAACCTGGATTAGTCTTACCAATACCTACGTTTCCAGCGGCAGTTATCACCATTCTATCCCAAGTGTTGTTTGTTCCGAAATTAAAACCTCCATTTTGTTGATTCGTAAGATATATAGTTGTACCATCACCGTATAAGTAACCACTTCTATAAACACCAACACCACTTGTCCCTAAATTAATACGAAAATTAGGTGAACCTGAATCACCAACTCGTAAATTTCCAAATATATCAGTATCTCCACTTACATGTAGCTTTGCAGATGGACTAGTCGTACCAATACCCACGTTACCACCTGGATATTGTAAGATTAAATTTTGTGAAGTATTTGCAGCATAGTCGTATGAGAATATATTTCCTATTGTTCCAGTATGATTAAATCCTAGTCTTTTGTGTGAAGCTGAAGACGACGCAATGTGTAAACTATTATTAAATGAATCCGCTCCGGTAATAAATAGTGCTCCATTTGTACCAATACCATTACCTGCAACGTGTAATGGTGATACAGGAGTAGCCGTACCAATACCCACGTTTCCTTCTGGTCTCATTGTTAATACATCTCTCGTTGTAAGATTATTAGTATTATAATCTCTCGCTAAAAATCGCAAATTACTACCTCTTTCCGCAATAGAATCTGTTTGTGCATATATACCATAATTACTTGTATTTCTAAAATCCAATAATTGAAAGTTAACTGATGGGTCAGGACTAATTAGACTTAATAGTGATCCAAAGATTGGACCAGCTGTGATTGATGTGGCGACCAAATTGGTTACTGTACTGTTTGTTGCATAAACTGCACCTGAACTTACGCTTGTAGTAGCGAGCAAGTTTGCTGCTGTAAGAGATGTAGAAATACTTGCCTTTGTCATAAGACCTTCTGTCATAACTCCCAAGTCAGTGCGCAAAGTTCCAATTGAACTGAGTGTAGAGCGCAAGTTAGATAGTGTACTGTTTAAAGAGTACAAGTTGGTTACTGTGCTGTTTGTTGCATAAACTGCACCTGAACTTACGCTTGTAGTAGCTAAGATGTCACCAGCTGTAAGAGATGTATTAATACTTGCCTTCACCATAAGACCTTCTGTTATAACTCCCAAGTCGGTGCGCAAAGTTCCAATTGAACAGAGTGTAGAGCGCAAGTTAGATAGTGTACTGTTTAAAGAGTACAAGTTAGTTACTGTACTGTTTGTTGCATTAACTGAACCTGAACTTATGCTTGTTGTAGCCAAGATAGTCCCAGCTGTTAATCCTGTGCTCAAGTTTAATGTACCTGAACTCACATTTGTAGCTATTACGTTTGTTACTGTACTACTTGTGACTACAGAGTTGGTTACTGTGCTGTTTGTTGCATTAACCGCACCAGAACTTATGCTTGTTGTAGCTAAGATGTTACCAGCTGTTATTGTTGTAGCTTTTAATGTGCCATTAATATCTAAATTATAATTAGGGCTTGTTGTATTTATACCCATATTACCATTTGTAAATCTTGCACAAGAATTTATATCTGAAATTGATATCGAACCAGAAGTAGGAAGAACCATTTTTTATATTATATAAAAATATAAAAAATAAATTAAAATTAAAATTAAAAATTAAATTAAAATTAAACCCGTCATATTTATTATATTTATTGTGTAAATTATGAATAAATTTATGATGAACTTAAATTGTAAATTCCTATAAGATGAGTAAATTCTATAATTCTATAAGCTTTTACAGTCCAATATCCAGATGGAGTAAAAAATCTTTTCCAATAGATGCACCTCCAGCTATTGTCAGATTTTTTATATATTTTATTTTATGTGTTATTTAATTTGCATTCTCTAATGCTTGAATTCTTTGTACTAAATCGTTTACTGTTTGTTTCGTTTCTTGCAATTCTGTTCTTGTTTCTTGCAATTCTGTTCTTGTTTCTTGCAATTGTCTATCTACTTCTTGAAGTGCTGAGAATGCCACTGTAAATATCGCATCTTTATTCAATGTATGGAAATCTTCAACTTCAATACCATACACAAATGTATTCGCACCCTTCAATTCACCCTTTACTTTGAAAATATTTCCAGATACAATTTCATGTAATTCTAGATCTGTATTCGTGTCATTTTCATCAAAAAATCTTACTCGTGAGTTACTATTTTCAGATGTCAAATTATGTTGTTTGTTATCAACTAACGTAACTGTTGTAATATTATTCACAGAATCATAACTTACTGTTGCTGGTGTAATTATACTTGGTATAACATCTTTTACAATATTACTCGCAGCTGGTAACACTCCACGAACTTGTTGTGCAATAAACCCATACACATAATCTGTACCACGTTTGTATTCATCAATATAACGGTAACGTTTAGGTTGAATCTGTCTTAGAATATTTAGTGATTCTCCATCTTCAATATCGACAATGTCCTTTTTTATACGTTGGTCTGATACACTCAAAAACCCTTGTCCTGCCATCATAAAGTTTTGACCATAAATACTAACGTCATAACTAGTTGTTTGAACTTGCCAATTATATGCATTATACCAACCAGCATAACCAGCAACACTACCTGAATTACTAGATCCAAAAACAGTAAGTGGGTAACTTCCATCTGCACCACCAATGGTAAGGCGGCCATTCCATCCACTAATACTTAAATAATCCGTTTCTGTAGGGCCGACTTTTCTAGTAAATGTAAAATTGTGATTAGTATTAGATTTTTGTCCAAATAGCCATTCTGCTATACCACCTTCATTATAAAGATGATATCTAGCTTCACCATTATTATGAACACTAATAACACCTGTAGATTGTAACTTATAACTTGGTGAACTCTTACCAATACCTACGTTTCCAGCGGCTGTTATTACTAATCTATCCCAAGTGTTGTTTGTTCCGAAATTAAAACCTCCATTTTGTTGATTCGTAAGATATATAGTTGTACCATCACCATATACGTAAGCAGATCTATAAGACCCAACACCACTTGTCCCTAAATTAATACGAAAATTAGGTGAACCTGAATCACCAATTCGTAAATTTCCAAATATATCAGTATCTCCACTTACATGTAGCTTTGCAGATGGACTAGTCGTACCAATACCCACGTTACCACCTGGAGATTGTAAGATTAAATTTTGTGGACCATTAACATAGTCAAATGCAAATATATTCCCTATTGTTCCACTATGATTAAATACTAGTCTTTTGTGTGAAGCTGAAGACGACGCAATGTATAAACTATGACCACGCTCATCACTTCCAGTAATTAATACTGTTCCATTTGTACCAATAACATTACCTGCAACGTGTAATGGTGATACAGGAGTAACCGTACCAATACCAACGTTTCCTGTTGATCCAATCAACATTCTAATTGATTGGTTCTGGATAAGACCACCTGTCCAAAATTGTATTTGGTCAAATTCGCGAATTTGTAGAACATCTGTTTGATTATCGTAACCTTTTCTACCCCAAATACTATGATTAATATCTTGAAATTGGATAACACCACCCCCTATATTATTAGTTAATAATATATTACCATTTGTTACAGAAGTAGTATTATAGATTCCTCCTAATGTATCACCTTGAACGTGTAGCTTTGCAGATGGACTAGTCGTACCAATACCCACATTTCCCGTACTGAAATATATATTTGACCCACTATTTAACCATTGGCTACTTCCACTAAACAAAGATCCATTTTGATAAAGACTACCAGTGTAATTTATATCTCCTATAACGTGAAGTTTATAATTTGGACTAGTCGTACCAATACCTACATTACCACCGTTTTGAATACGCATTCTTTCAAGAGAACCAGACGACGTACCTGTAGGTGCTGTCCAAAATGTTAAATGAGCACTAGCATTACTATCATCAATACTTATAATTTGAGAGCTTGGACCCCCTGTTCTAACATCATATGGTTGTAAATTAATACCAACTTGATTACCAGCTCCACCAGCATTATTTGCCAAATTTAAAAATGGTTTATTTGAATTTATCGTGCCATCACGAACGTCTAGTTTATAACTTGGACTACTTGTTCCAATACCCACATTACCACCTGTAGTAAATATATTACCAACTGTGTTTGAATTTCCAATAGCCAACAAAGACGTAGTGATTCTTGCTGTACCTATTGTCTCGGTTGTGACGTTTGAATTTGTAATCTGAGCACTACCAGCTGTCAAACCTGTAGTCAAGTTTAATGTACCTGAACTCACATTTGTAGCTACTACATTTGTAACTGTACTGTTTGTTGCGTTAAGCACACCTGAACTTATGCTCGTGGTAGCTAAGATTG